GACTAACACCATTTTGAAATGGTCGAAAATTAATTTTCTTTCTGGTCTAATAACCATTTTGTCAAAGATTTCCCACGACTGAATTAATTCAGTTGAATATCCTAATTTGCCTGGCGTTTGCACACCCAACAATTGCGGATGACATCTATGTGCGGTGATGATTTGTTGCACAATCTGGTCTGAAACCTGAATCAATCTTTGGTCTATATTAGTTGCATCCAAAGTATCAACATCTGGTGCCAGGTCTTTGCCGTCTGAATAAAATATTAGGGCTTTGCCGGCATTTTTAGATCCACCGTGTTGTGCCTTTATTTGTTCTGAATTTAATCTGCGCTCCTCTGGTGATGGCTTTTTATAGAATTTGAATACAATTGATGGTGAAAATCCGTTGTTAATTGCAGCCAGGTTATATTCTGACATTAGACCATCGGCTTTAATCCACCTAAGTGCAGAAAAGTAATTCGGCAGTGAATAATAATTCATATTATTTTCATCACGGCGTATAAAGACGAGTTGTCTTAGACTTTCACCATTAGGGTCAAAGGTATCTATCTTTTTTGGTGGATATTGTCTGGTGTTAGACCAATTTTCACTATAATAAAAGTGTGTGATTTGGTCAAATTCATTTTTTTTGCCTATGGCAACTCGACTGGCATCAACCCAATTCATATCAACAATTCTAGTTCGATCCATTGAATATATGATTTCAAAGCAACTATATCCAAAGATTTCTTGGTCTTTTGCAACCTGATAGAAAATTCTGTCTAATTTGCGCCAAAAAGGCACTAGACGCCAATTTTCAGCTAACCATATATCAGATAGGTCTCTGTTGTCTGCATAGATGAAACCCGCACCGGCAATTAAAGAGGTCTTACCCTCTAAAATTGAATTATGAATTGATGACATATTTTTATATTCTAAAAGGTCTAAGGGGAATTGGTTGTTGGGTCCATATGTAACCCAATCAACGCCTTTTTGCTCCTTAGGTTGCGGGATGTCTATATTTCTAAGATTTAGTCCTTCAACTAAATCTGATATAATTTCTTTTTTTTCATCGACTTTGCCAAATAAAAAATCTCGTAATTTTGCCATATTAATTTCGTCTAATTGCACCACCTGTCTTTTGACCAGGTCTGTGAATATTTTGCCAATTGTGTGACCATTTGACTATGATTTTGCCTGATTCAATTTTTTGTGAATTGGCAATCACATCAAAAGACCACATCCCGTCTGCCAGGTCTAAAATGCCAGCGGCTAGATTTTCAGGTTGATTTATTGACAAATAAAATATAGACCATTTATTAGTCGGTTGCTGATCTGTTGGTGTGAATGATTTAGTTGCGCCTGTGATGTCATTAGTCAAATTGAATTGATATGATCCTGTATATCCTGTCGGCACACTTTCTTTCAAAGACATCCATACAGATGATGTAACACCCGTTTCTAAATTGATAGTCATATCCTTTTATGTCTTTTAATTGTGGAATTGTTTCAGAAAAAAAAAAGGGGCTGAAATAAATCAACCCCTTTTTCGATATATTAGACACACATTAGATTATAACAAACCAGCAATGATGCCGGCTGCAACACCCTGTGACCTATCAACCTCGAAACCTTTTAGGGTTAAGACATAATTAGATCCATCGGCTTTTGCAGTACCCGATGTTGATGTTGCTTCTGATAGATATAGCCCTTCTGTTTGACCAGGGTACCAAAAGAATCCATTAGAATCTTTAACTATACACGCCAAGTCTCTTTGTGTCAAAAGAGCCAAAGTGTTTCTTTTTTGAACATCCCTGCGTGGGATAGTCACGGTTACGGTTTGCTCGAAAAGAGCCGACCCAGCCTCAACGGATTTAACTAAATCCTCTGTAAAGGTTGCCGAGTTTCTGTTGAATTCGAATTCATAAAAGACAGATGCAGTTGCCATAGTGATACTTGAAATCGTACCACCAGCAGCGGTGATGCCTAACACATTGTCATAATCTGTCAAATATAATTTGGTGAGACCACCAATATTATTTTCACAATTCAAAGAAATTCCGCCTGAAAAACTTACACAAGCCATATTATTTTATTTTATTTTTTTTTCAATATTATGAATAAAGTACAATTTCAGATCCATATAGATAATTCACACCAAATTTCAATGATGTTACAAATCTTTCAGTTCTAGCACCTGAAATATTTCTTTGTGGAATCAAAAGGACCTCATCCCAGTCTGATGTCAAATCTGTTAAGAAAAAGACTTTGTCAGAGTTGAAAGCAATTGCCTGTTTCGCGTCTAGACCAGATGTCGGGATTAATCTATATCCTAAATAATTCAATTCTTTGTCACCAACTAAGAAAAGACCACCAGTTGTGGCTGCCTGTGCCTGTTTGTATGAAAAAGCCATTGCGTTAGAAATAAAGATTTTGAAATTAGTTTGATTTCTAACATCTGCTGGGACTGCCTCTAAAATTCGATTCAATTCACCAACTATGTTAGTTGATGTGATAGTTGATGCAGTTGCAGAAACATCAATGACTGATCCGTCAGCCAAAAGTTGTTTCACTAATCCATCACAAAGATTTAGGGGATATGATGATGTACCAGTGTCACCTTTGAACATTGTGATTTCTAAATCTGATGAAACTTTTTCAGCAACATAACCAACAACATATTCTGCGTATGATGCTGGCATCACCTCGTCAGAATTAGATCCTGCTCTTAGTTGCAGTGATAGATAGTTTGCCTCGAAAGTTGTTGCACAATATTCGAGATTTACTTTCAAATCACATACATCCATCGTTTTTTGATTTAATGACCCTTCACCTGTTGCTGAAAAAGAGCAATCATCTGCCTGCAAAATATTGCCTAAGTCAGAAAATGCTAATTTGATTTTCGATTTAACATTCGGGATTAGTGTCAATTCATTTTTTGCCGAACCAGTTGTTAAGACTTTTTTGAAAAATCCCTCTGCGTCACGGCCATAAAAAGTAGTATTGTCTGTTAATGCCATTTTTTTTTATTTTATTTTTTTTGGATTTTAACCTCTATAATTAGATATGTCAAAATCTGATTTTATGTTTATTTCACTTTTGAAAATTCACGGATGCGTCTTTCAGCCTCTGTGAATTTATTATGTGATGGTGCAACCACCTCTTTTTCTTTAATTGATTTTGATGCCGGTGTCATTGAAAATTTTTCACTAACCTCTTTTTTGAATTTAGACATTTCATCATCTTTGCCCTCTATCATAATTTTTAGTCTAGTGATTTCCTCCATTAATTCACCGAATCTGTTGTCTATCATCATAGAAACTTCCTCTGCTGTGATATTTTCTGTCAATTCTTTGCCGGTGTTAGGATCTAAGGCCATCTTTTTTTCATCATCCTCTTTTTTGTCATATCCTAAATCCTCGACCTCTTTAATTTCAGTCAATTTGCCGTCTTTAACCGTGATGACACGGCCATCCTCGAAAGTGTGGTCGCCTTCTGGTGCAGGTTTTGTCAAAGCCTCGTCAATAAAAAGTGGTTTGCCAATTTCTAATTCACCTTCACAATAGACGGTTACATCACCACCTTTTAGTGGATACTTATTAAAATCTAATTTTTTCATAGAATCTTTTATTTTATTTTTTAATGCCAAATTCAAATCGGCTTTTATTTCAACAGAAAATCCTCTAACCTCGTCATTTTTAACCTGATTTAGCCAGAAATTCTGATCTTTAACTTTAACAGCACCAAACCATGTGCCTAATGGCAAATCAAATCCATACATTTTTGATTTGTCTGAATCATCCTCTATGATCCAATTTTGTGAAACAAAAGCATCAACCTCTTTGTCAGTGTGCATAAAGTTGATATTTTTATTGTTAAGACTTTCATTAAATTTTTCTGCAATCTTTTCAATTTCTGTTGCAGAAAATCTAACATAATATTCACCTATCTTTTCATCAGACCGATATATCAACATATTTGGAATTAAAAACGGGCCATACAACAATTGTCTATCAGATTTGTCTGAAACAAAAGTCAATTTTTTCTGCTCTTTTAATTTAATGAAATCGACGCCAATCGCAGGAATATCAACTAGCGACACCATATCAACGCCGCCATCATCACCGATAGTGATGTCATAGATAGGCAAATTTTGTGAATTATCTGTCATATCTATATATGTCTTTTCTGGTGAATTTGTTTCTAACCAAAGGTGGCAGCACCCTCTAACACTCTAACTCGTTGTTGTGCGTTAGATATATCACTTTCTAAGACATAAACTCTTTGACCGGACTGAGCACTTTGACTAGTTGAAAAAGGCGTTGTTGAACCAGCAGATGAAACTGGTGAATTAGTGAAACTAGTGAAACCACCACCTAAGCCACCTAATTGACCACCAGTTGTAGATCCTGTTGATAGACCACCAGATGCAAATCCAGTGTCAGCAACAGGTGTCTGTGGGATTGAACCAGATGAATCAAATTTAGTCTTTTTAATTGCTGCAATCTGAATACCAGTTGTTGTTGCAACTAATGCTGATAGAATGGCACCTATAATCGGTGCAGCACCAGTGGCAACTAATGCTGGATTTGAAAAGGGACCTAAGAAAGCCTGTAAAGCACCCTGTGCCCCAGATATAATTGACTGGGCAATTCGATTTTTTTTGTCAGTTTCAAATGCCTTTTTCTTTATTTCTAATTCTTTTTTAGATAGATTTGTTGCCAAAGCCTCTGTGCTGTCGGCTCGATTTTTTTCTAATTTCGAAATTGCATCATTATATTGTTGCTCGGTTATTAGACCAGCCTCGGCTCTTTTTTTCAACAATTCAACCTCTGTGTTAAAAGATGCCGTTAATTCATTTTGTCGATTTTCATTATAGACCTTCAATTCATTTAATGAATTTTCATCATCTGTCTGTCTTAGTTGTTGCAGACTTGCTGCAAAATTAAACACTAAATCAAATCCTTCTTGAATTTTTTTGGCAATTTCCTCGGCCTTTTTTAATTTATATTGTAACAATTCATCCTCTGACAACTTAGTGACATCCTCGGTTAATTTTAGATATTTTCTAACAATGCCTAATTTTTTCGATTCAGCCTCCTCTGTTGCATTAACACTGGCCTGACCGAGTGCATTTGCTGATGATAGGGCACCTGTGGCAATTCTTTGGTCACCTTCGGTTTGCAATTTTTGAATCTTTTTTTCAGATTCTATATTAATTTTTTCAACTGCTGCTGCATATTCAGTTTGATTTATTTTCTTTTGGCCTAATAAAATCTTTTGTTGGTCTAATTGGATTTGACGGCTAGAATTGACAACTTTTATTTCATTTGCTGTTTCAACTCCTAGTGCGTCATCATTTAATTTTTTTATTCTTTCGATTTTTTCAGTTTCAGAAATTTCTAATTTATTAATCTTTTCTAATTCAGCCTGAAAATCTTTTTGTCTTTGCAATTCAGCCGATCCAAATTGCTTTAATATGAATTCCTCGAAATTTGCAACTCTTTTAATCCTTTCATTTTCAATGGTTTGCGTTTCAATTGCTTCTTTTTCTTTTAATAAACCTAATTCTTTTTTCAAATCTGCATCTCTTTCTGATGCAATATCTTTTATTGATTTGATTTTTTCACCAGTGCTTTTTAACAATAAAAATCTTTCAATAAAGTTAGTTTCTTTGGATCTTTTAATTTGTTCTTTTGTGTCATCAATTTCGAATTGAATTTCTTGCAGTCTAATTAATTTTCTTTGGTCACTAGCATTCTGGTCACCAAATGCCGTTTCAGTTTGCAGGACCTGATTTATGACACGCAAATCATTTGCCTTTTTCAATTCAGCAGAAACCTCGTCGTTAATTAGATTCAATCTCCTTTGCAAATAAAATGCGTCTAAGGCTAGGATTGCTTCATTGAATTCGGATTCAATTTTATTAATTTTTTTTGTCTTTTCATTTTGCTTTAACACCGATTTATTAATTTCATCAGTCTTAGATTTAACTAATTCAGCAATTCTTTCTTTTTCTTTTCTCTTTTCAAAATCTAACTCATCTAACTTAGTCTTTTGACCTAGTCTTTCTAAATCCTCTAAATATTTCTTTTCTATGTTGTTTGCCTCGGTTAGTGCCGATGCAATTGATTGTGTGATTTGTGCATAGGCCTGCTTATATTGTTGTTGTGCAGCCTCTAATTTTCTTTTTCTTTCATCATCAGCCTTTTTCTCTTTTTCTTTTTCAATTTCGATTTCTTTTTGGCGCTGATCACCTAAGGTTTTTAACTGATCTGCATATTGCTTTTGGATTAAAATTTTCTGCTCAGCCAAAGATTTTATTAGATTTTGAATTTCTTTTTTCTTTGCTGCGTTGTCTATATATTCTGCCTGATCGACATATTTCAATTGTGCCTTTAATAAACCTGTATATGATGATGTTGTTAATTGCAATTGATTTGACAATTTATTAACTAAGGCAATTCTTTCGTCAGTTGTTAATTTTTTTGTGTTGTTTGCAGTTGCTGCATTTCTAAGAGCATCTAATTTAGTTAATTCATCAATTGTCTTTTTTCTTGCATAGATT